TTGCTTCTCTTTCTTCAACTATATTGTTGTCGGCATCGCGCAAAACTATATGCAGTTTGCCTGTCATTTTTAGATCGTCGCGGATCATGATAAGTCTCCATTAATCAATCGTTAAGGATGATGTCGCCGATGAGACTTTTATTTAATCGCGAGCCCGCTGTAACAAGTTTGAGCTCGAATGTGAGACTCTCGGAAACACTAAAACTGTCCGAAAAGTCGATCCGTGAAGATGTTGAAATTGCGTCATTTGTAGTCAGGCTATCTTGCACCTGCGTTGACGCATTATACGCAAGTGTATCATTGACTATTGTACTGTCACTGAGCCCATTTGACAAAGCAATTGTGAGTGAATCATCTAGGCTAAACTGCTGATTTTCAAGTACATTTGCTACATTGATAGATAGCAGGTCAGACGTAGCGAGCAACTCTGTTATTGCCGAACTTGCTTGGATTTGCTGGCTGTCGGCTGTAGCAAAACCATCTTGTATAGCTGGATTAACTTCTAATACCTGGGTATCGGATAAGTTGATGCTATCCGCCTGCACGCTGGCGGCAGATACAGCCACCTGCTCTGTTACAGTAACAGCATCCAGAACAGGTAAATCCAATGCAACAGCGAAGCTATCTGCCAGGTTAAACAGATCGCTAACGGTATAGACTGTTCTTATTGAATTAACATGAAGATCATGCAAAAACAGTTCGCGCCAGTTTACCTGTGTCGCTAGTTCTGCATAATCTACCGTAAACGTAGGTTGAGCAAACTGTATACCTGACGTATCTGCACCTGGCACGCTGGCAACCGCAGTCAGTGCCCGATAGTTTATGACAGCGCGTATAGCCATGCGCTTTATCCGAGCTGTTGACGAACTTTAAATTTTATAAGGTCAACAACCGTTTGGTTTTTACTGGTTGAATCAGTAAACTGAATTTCACCTTCAAAATTGCCTGAGGTATCAAGGGTGCTGGCACCCATTGAAAAAACAACTTTACCCGCCGTGGCGTTGGTAATAGTTCCAAGGACAGTATCCTTTAGTGTTGTCTGCCCAATTTTTCGGTAAAACAGTCTGACACTACCCCCTGTTAAATCAATGGGGGCAAAGGTTGACGGATCTTCAGCGTCTAGCGTTTTTCCGCTTGCGGCTAGATTACTGTCTAAAAGCGTGACCTCGATCTCTCTATCGTCGCTTTGTACTAAATCGATTGTGGTTATATAAGCCATTAGATAAATGCCCTTGGTTTGCAGGTTAGAGCGCCACCACTGAATCCGTATTTAACTTGCCGTACCGTGCGTCCTACCTCTCGGTCAAACAGTTGTTTATTGGCGCCTGCGGCAGAGGGATCAGACCAGGGCTGTCCTGCCATCATTTGCAATCTATAGAGCGCACCGTGCGTAATAGTTTCTCGATGCTCTTTGCCGACGCTGTCGGGAATGCTGGTACTGGTTGAAGAGGGTTTTAAGCTGTACAGGACGCGATAAGAATCATCACCCGACGGAATCGGCGCTAAATAAAAATCGGTATTATCACGTTGTGCATAATATTTAGGCGTGCCCTGCTGAGTCTCGTCTCCTAGCTTTAATAATAATTTGCTGTAAGACACAGGCGTCAGCGCCGCACGATCATTAAAAATATCTAAAATATGATTGAGCTCAGTGCCTGGTGGTATGCTGACGGCATACTCATTAATGCCCTCTATAATGGTGATAAACTCTGGCTCGGGAACATACACATCGGTTCGTTTGCAAAAATCAATTGCCGCATCGCGCACCGAGCGCTCAATAATAAAGTCAGGGCAACCCTGGGCTTCTGAGCGTATATAAGGAGTAAAATCAGAATACTTCATTAGGCGCCCTCAGGTACTGGTGTTGCCGCACTGTCGGACTGGGTTTTAATTCCAATCGCAGTGGCAAAACCTTGGTAATGCATCATGGCACGCTGAGCATTGCCCGCGTACTGGCTGTCCTTTTGATAGGCTCGGTACAATATGTAATCGAGTAAGCAGTTGGTGTATATATCGTCTAGCGATATAACCGTGGTATCCGTTGAGAAATTAGAGATGCTAATCTCTGAGGGGGTCGCACTGTATATAATTTCCAGACTGTGCGTGCCGCTGGCACCTTTGGGATACACATAATAATTTTTGGGATCTGCGGCATCATAAATATAGTGCTCGATGCCGTTTGTACCCGCTACCGTCTCATGCCAATCGGGAAGAGTTTCGTCTAGTGTCTGGCGATCTACCTGAGTAACGGCGCGACCGTTGGTATTTCTGACCACCCGCACCAGTCTTTGTGCGCCTGACGGCAGTGTTTGCTTGCTTCCATCCGCTAACGCATGACTTGTATTGACCATATTGGCATCGGGTCTATGCAGTACCACTTCTTTTTGAGCATCATTAAAGAACTTCAAAAGCTCAGCATTTGGAAAGCGCACGTTGCTATTATCCTGGAGGATAATTGACGCTCGATCCAAAATGTCTACGACTTTTGCAGTTGGCATTTACTTCTCCCACTCAATAATTTGCAAATCGGGGTTATTCTTAAAAATCTCGTTATACTCAAAGACATTGCCAGTGATGACGTTTTTAACAAGTTTTGGCACGGGCTCCTTTACTGGCTTTGGGGGGTTCTTTTTGTTTTTAGCCAATTGCTCTTTTTGTTCCTGGAGCTGAGCCAGGGTCAGACGCCGATCCAACTTAACGCCATGCTCTTTTTTTGCCTCTTCATACAACTCGTCTTTTTTTGTCTTTGCCATATCGGACTCCTTTTAAAATCGGGGGAACCGAAGTTCCCCCTTTTTATTTAGGACTATTAGGTCCACTTACCAACGCATAGCGCGTCAGGCGTGACAACCTTAGAGCCGTATACTTTTAAGCCGCGAACTTGATCGCCAAAAGTAGATTCCATGCGAACCGTTTCAGTGTTAGTGAACTGGCTTGCGAAAGAGATAGCTTTAGGATGTCCAGCTAGAACATGGGTATAACCCGCATCTGTGCCTGAACCTGGCGTGTAGAGCATGTTTGACTGATAAACCGTGAAACGATCTACCATGCCAACCTTGCCGTTACGCAGTGGACTGGTGTCATCACCTGTCAAGTAAGCTTGACGAAGTTCTGACTGCTTGAGTAAAGAAACAAACTCTGGGGAAAGCACGATAAATCGACCTTCTTCAGGGATGTTTAATTCATCAAGGCTCTTAGACAGGTCAAGAATGCTGGTCAAGATATTTGACGAAGTGATAGTGGTCTGTGCACCAATGGTGGTTGCACCAGTCACTGAACCTGCCAATACATCGGTTTCAACCGCGATACGCATACCTTCGGAGGCATCAGAGGACGCCTTCTCTAGCAAATCAATATCTGCCTGTGCCGCCAGGACATCGTCAACTTTAAAGCTGTAGTACTTGGCTTTGTCGATTAACAGCTCAAGCTTGCTGGTGGTCAGCTCTTGAGTTGTGATAGTGCCAGCGTAGTCATTGATCGTTACCGCAGGAACGGTACGGATAACAACTTTGTCGCCTTGACCTGAGATTTCACCCTCATAGTCGGTGTTACTGATTGCGGGTAGTACACTCGCTTTGTAGAACTTAGCCTGGAGGAGCTTACTAAACACCTCTGGGATAAAGTTTACTTCTGAGTTTGCACCCGTCGAAAATTGTGAAAATGCCATTTTTAAATTACCTCACAAGAGTTAAATTAATTAACGGCGAATACCTCCACTGTTCATGGCTTTTAAGATTTCGTCCTGATGCTTTTCAAATAGATGGTTCGGCATCCTGACAATTTCATCCACTGTCCAGTGTTTCTTTTCGCCCTTTAAATTGGACTTTCGAGCTTTTGGCAATTTGGGTTCTGCAACCTGTTTTGCCCGCTCAAGCGTCTTCTCTTGCGGCGTGGAAGGTTTTATATTCAAATCTTCTTTAAAGCGTGTAAGCACTGAATTGACATCGTTACTCGATCCAGACTGAATCCACTGCTTGGTCTGAGCATCTGACTCCTCGACCCAGTTCAACCAGTCTGCTGTTTCGATTAACTCATCAACATCTGGATGCACTGCGCGGATACGGTCAAAATGTTCAGCCGCCGCCTTGTCTTCAGCATCGCGGATCTTTTGCTGTTCAGCGTCTTTCAGCTTTTCTTTCAGAGATAAAACCTCTTCTTGCGTGCGTCTCTGCTCATCTAACAGGGGTCCAGCCAAATCGGGATAATCTTCTCTAATCTGATTTAACTTACTGTCATCACGCTGAGACTCTGCAAGTTGACTTTTAAGCTCCGCAATGGAGTGCAACATCTGCTCGTTTGCTTTTCGCAGTTCTGCCGCTTCTTGCGTTGCTTTTGTCATTCTCGCCTGAGCACCTTTCATCGCTTTTTCAGCTTTCGCTAACTTCAGCTCGTAGTCATCGCCGCTTACCGACTCGTCTGCTGTGTCCTGTTCCGCTGTGGTCTCCGCCGTATCCGTAGGCTCGGGGGCTTCTTGCTCAGTTGCTTCCAGTTCTTCGGGAGTATCCTCTGGAGGTTGATCAGCCTCTGGGGTTCCTTCTTCAACTTTCATCATCTTTTGCATCAACTCTTTAGCTTCTGCTTCTAGTTGCTCTGGGTCATTTCGTTTAGCCATAATCTTTTCCTTCGGGTCCACTCATGTGGATATCCTTAGTCAATGGAGGGTGTTCGTTTCCGAGTCCTCAGTTGGTCTATTAGCGCTTTCGCGCCAGGTTCTAGCTCGAGCATGAAACGGAGCTCATTGATCCGTCCTTGCTCGAACCTAAAATTCTGCTCGTCTGCTTGTTCTAATCGCAGTTGTGCGTCTTTAAATCGGCATTGGAGCAGGTGCATTACCTGCTTCCATTCCTCCCCCGCCGAGAGGCGGAGGACTGCTTGCGCTTGCTCCTTGGAGCATTTGAGCTTGGATTGCTTGCTGTTGTTCAAGAGCTACCTGCTCCTCTGACTTAACAATTTCGTCAGGATCGATATCCATACTCTTGGCTATGTCGCGTATGAGTTGGGTTCGATCAACCAGTCCAATATCCGTGGGGTTGGAAACCAGCGAAAGGAATTGAAGTAGCCGCTGGCTTTGCACTTCTTTTTGAACGAGAGCCGTGCTTCCTCTCGCGATAACTTTAAGATCACCTTTGGCTTTCTCGTTGGTGCCAAACTCCATATTCCAATGAAAAAGCGCGGTAATCATGGGCTCCATCAAGAAATCATCGATGTTCTTAATGGTGGATTTAAGAGCAACATTTGCCGCTCCCATTAACATTGACAT